ATAAGTGATAATAATGTTTATTACAGTGGATTTATAAATAGTATGTGTAAAATCATAAATGAAAAACAAAATCAATATAAAATGTTAATGATTGAGAACATCAGCCATAATAATCATATCACTTCTTTATGGGAACTGTATAATAAACCGATATTTGTCAATAAAACCGCTTATTATTTATATAATTTTATTTATCCTTGTTCTCCATTATTGCCAGAAAAAACATTAATTATTACGTAAAATTCAAATATGTATAGATAGTAGAATGAATGGATATTTGTTTCGATGTAATAAGATTCGTGATATAGAAAATAATATAGGTGAAGTTGAAATACCCGAATTCACTATGGAATATGTAAATAACCTCGATACGAATTATAAAAAACAATTTGCGAAAATTCGTAAAGAGGATAATAACAATGATGAAATATCAATAAGAGAACTACATAATAATTTCGAATTGAACGAACTGTTTATCGAACATATGGACTATATTACAATATTACGTGATATGGTTATTGAATATGTGAATATAACTGAAAAACACAAGAGAATTCGTATGTATTTTCAAGACATTCTCCCTATTTTACAAAAAAGTAAGGAAAATATAGAAGATGTAATACAAAGGATGTAAAAATTGATTTAAAAATACTATGTTATATTCAGATAACAACTATAAATGAGTAAAAAGTCGTGTGCTATTGAAAGTAAGGTAAATAAAATTACGAACAATGAATTGGTTAAAAACGTTCATGCTGAAAAAATAGATACCCCCAAACCTATTTTAAAGTGGGTAGGTGGGAAAACACAAATAATAGATAAACTTGTTTCAGATTTTCCAGTTGAAATAAATAATTATCGTGAAACATTTTTAGGTGGGGGAAGTGTATTATTAACTTTGTTATCGTATGTAAAAAACGGTATTATAAAAATCAGTGGTAATGTATACGCGTATGATTTGAATGAACCATTAATTTATGTCTATAAAAACATTCAAACACGTCATATCGAATTATACGAAAAATTGCAAGACATCATAAACGAATTCAATGATTGTGGTGATGGGAAGCTGAACCGAAAACCAGCTAACATCGAACAAGCAAAAGAATTAAGGGAAAATTACTATTACTGGATAAGAAGCGAATATAATAAGTTGTGCTTAACCGATAAAAAAGATATATTAGGTTCTGCGATGTTTATATTCTTGAATAAGACGTGTTTTAGAGGTATATTTAGAGTGGGTCCAAACGGGTTTAACGTTCCATACGGGCATTATAAAAAACCTGAAATAGTAAATAAAGAACACGTAGACGAGATACATAATTTAATTCAAGACGTAGTGTTTGAACACAGTGATTTTAATACATCACTCACTAATGTAGAACCCAATGATTTTGTATATCTGGACCCTCCATATGCTCCTGAAACAGAGACTTCATTTGTAGGATATACAGAAAATGGATTCAACATAGAAAACCATAACAATTTATTTAACTTGATACATGATTTAACCAATACAAATAAAAAAATAATGTTAAGTAATGCTGATGTAAGGTTAGTGCGTGAAAACTTTACAAATGAAAAATATAACACACTCGAAATTTTATGTAAACGGTCAATTAATTCTAAAAATCCAAACTCAAAGGCAAAAGAAGTTATTATCAGAAATTACTAATTGATTTTATCCAATATAGATGATACTAAATCACTAAACCGAATATATTCAATACCCCACGAACTAGCCAACTCCAATATTTGTTTTGTTTTTTCTGTAATATTCTCACCAAAATATTTGGTTTTTCCATTTAGTAATTCTTCTTCTTGATATGCTACACAAACAATCCTGAGTGGTTTTCCATATAATTCAGGTATATTCTGATATTTTATAAATGTGCCATATACCTTTTCTCCAGCTGTTCCAGAAACCCACCAATTAGATGTTTTTACTTCATACATGTATTGGTCTGTTTCCCAATCAGGTTCAAATCCACCTTTTCGAACAACCTTTCTTGGATTTTCACCTCGTAATTGTAGGACGTCATATACTAGTTTTTCGCCCAATAATGTAGTCCATTGTCCGGTGTTTTCCTGTGCTATCATCTCATTACCCCATTTTTTTTCGCTCTCCTGGGCTTCTTTTTTTTGACGTGCAATAGTTATGCCTGTTTTTTTTAATATGGGTTCAGGTTTGATTAGAGCCCACGCTATGCGTTCTTTAATATTTGTATGTAAATCACTCATCTTGATATGTTATTGAAACATATATTAGAAATCAATTTTTATGTAGACTGGAATGTCTGTCTAAATATCAATAACACATTTTTATTGATATTTAGTTTGTGTTTAACGAGTGTATTTGCCAGCCCTAGCAAAAGAATCCACTACGAAGATAACAAATACACCTAAGAAAGTGTACAGTAAAAATTCTTCTGTAATGTTGTCAGTTTTTTCGTGCTGTTGGTCCTCTAACAAATGAATCATATAATTAATCTTTTCCATCAATTGAGTTTCTCCGGATGAAGCTGAACCTGAAATACCCATCTTTGCGTAATAGGGAGAGGATTCTGCTGTAGGCTTATTATTATAACTTTGACTATAATTGCTAAGCATTTGAGAATGGGTATCATTTGCCCCATAATTTTTCATTTCACCTAAAATATTCGCTGAAGCCGCGCCCCCTGAAAATTGAGGCATAGGAGGTATATACTGTTTTAATTCAGTATCGTCATTATAGTCGCTATTTGTATTCATCTCGGGGGGAGATAATGGTTTAAATTCACCCATTTTGTTATTATCATCATCATTACCTGAAGAAGTAATCTTATCTAATAAATCAGTTACCCGAGAAGTACGTTCATCGCTTGTATTTTTAAATTGTTCTATAGTATTTGACCCACTATTTTCATATTTGTGTTCGTTGGTGTTCTCTTGTGGTCTTATTTTTACAGTTTTTCTAATACTTGGGATTCTTTTTTTATTAGATGGTTCGTCGTTCGTCCATGATGATGCTGTTGCTACTAAAGACATAATTATATTTATTCGTATTTAAAAAATAAGTAGATATTAATTTGATAATCTAGAACCAAAATACAATATAAAAGAAAATATATGGTCTATTTATATAATGAAACTTACTAATACTGTTGCTCAGTTTATACCTATCGTTGTCATATTCTTATTGTTGTCACAATATCAGGGATGTGTTAAATTTAGTCATACAATTTTAGGGAAGATAATGGCGGCATTTGTAATACTGTTTTACACATCAATTGATAAAGTTCTCGGATTATTTGTTTGTGCGTTGATCATTTTATTCTATCAAATGGATTGTAGAGAAAATATGCTAAACATTGAATCATTCGATACAATCGAAGAAGAAGAAGATGAGGAAGAAGACGAACTCGAATATAATGAAACAAAACCCGCTAAATCTTGCAACGCTTGTGGTGTAAAAGGCATTGAAACGTTTGAAAACTATGACTCCAGCAATGAAAAAGTCGTAGATAATGGTGCCGCTCAAGATGAATTTAGAAGAGAACATTGTCAAAAAGGTGTTTTAAAACATAAGGATATGAATGTGAGAGACGAGATGGCACAACACGTATATCCCGAACTAAAATTCAAAAATGATTACTGTAATGCGTGTTCTCCTACGTGCAAGTTCTCTATTGTTGAATCTAAATTAAAAACCGAAACGAAATTACTACCAAAGTTCTCAAAGGAAAATCTAAACATAATGTAAATAACACGATGGTAAAATCTGATGTAAAGAGTATGTTTGACTATTTACATTCAAATATTCAACGAATCAATGACAGTAAAGTATTCGCTGGGTTAATGATAATAACATTAAATATAGTATCTAAATATGTTAATATAGGTCTAAGCAAATCAATGGAATCTTATTTGAAATATACCTTTAGTAGGCAATTGTTAGTGTTCTCTATTGCTTGGATGGGTACTCGTGACATATACATAGCTTTATTTATTACATTTATGTTCACGTTATGTGCCGAATATTTATTTAATGACGATAGCGTATTTTGTATTCTATCTGAAGATTTTCAGGATTATCACTCAACATTAACAGAGAACGATGTAGCAAATACAGATAAAGTGACAGATGACGATATTCAGAAAGCAAAGAATGTTTTAGAAAAAGCAAAAACCCAAAATAAACTTACCGATGATAATTTCGAAGGATTTTCTATGAAATAAACGTGACATTATGCGAATATTATATTTGCATAATATAATTAGTATACATCAAAATGAATTTAGACGTTCAAAAATTAAAAATAACGTTAAATACAAACGTAAAAAATAGCAAACCGATTGAATTTACAAAAGATGTGCTATATCATCCAGAACATAAATCCTTTTCTGATATTGAAAAATACCCATATATAACAACAAGACAATTATACCCAGAAGATTACTTATCAAAATTAGATTATGACAAAATCGTAAATATTTTCTTTAACAAAACAAATTTTGAAGATATGTTAAATGAACATAAACAAAAAAACAATGTAAATGATACTGATTATATCTCAAATAAAAATGTGATGATAATGCTTAGGTTACTGTTCTCAACAAAGTATTTTATAGTAAATAACATCCATCAATCAATAGACATACTAAACAAAAACGACTCCGCAAATTCTATATTTTATAATCCATTTAATACAAAGTTTTCATATGTGAAAATAAATGGAAAACCTCATACCATAACAAAAGCAGTATGGTTGAATGATACAGTTAACCATCCTAAGTATAATGAATTAGTGAATGTCGTTGGAACAGTTATCGAGAATTATAAGGAAAAATACCCAGATAACCCTGAAAAATTAATTGCCGAAAGAAATCGTTTGGAAAATAGCAGTGTGAAATTCAGTGAATTATCATATAATTTAAGAACACGTATATTGCCGAAATTACGATTTCCTTATAGAGAATCTTCAAATTCAGAAATTCAAAAATGTATCAATATGAAATCAATCAGCACACCTGCAACAAACCTGGATAAAATGACAAAAAAACAATTATATCAGTTTCTAACTGACAAAGTGTTATCCCCCGCACAAAAAGAAGACCTGAAAGACGAATTATTAGTCCTAGAAAAAAAAATATTCAGCTCGTCTAATAAAGATGAATATATACAACTTATAAATCAATACAATAATTATACCAATAAATTTTACGATACATTTGAAAAGTTATATAATCGCTATGTGTTAAACAAAAAAGATGTAACCTTAGACAAAAAATTAATTGATATAGGCATTGATAACATTAATGTAGGATATAGTGAAGGCTACCCAAAAAAAGAGATTTTTGTCTTGTTAGATTTAATAGATGGACAAGTTACCGATGAAAACAAAAAGGACGTATACTGCCCGTACACGAATGAATACTTAGGAGATTTATTGAATAATCTTGTGTATAATACCGAATCATCAAAAATAGTAAAACCTACAAAATCTATATATTCAGTTGATGCTAGAACAAGTCAAAAATCCAATAATACATCTACAAATAAACCCACTAATACATCTACAAATAAACCCACTAATCAAATTAATAATAATACATCCACAAATAAACCCATCGAACAATCCAATAATAACACTGTAGATACAGAGTTATTTTATTCTCAAGTTTTCAACAAGGATGAAAATAAACAAATATTAGATAAAATAAGACCATTTTTGATTGATGATAATATAATCGATTTTATAAAGAAGAACCAAGACTTATATGAGATAGTTGGTAAATCACTATCAACTACATCAAAGAAAAGGTCTTTTATAGACCAAATCAATAGATTAAATGGTAGATATAAAACTGAAATAGACATTTTAAATCAAAATAAGAAGGAACCATCACAATTACCCGTTAACAATAAAAATATTGATAATGATATATTAAAGTATGAATTTTACTCAACCATATTAGATAAGGTAATGTCATATGAAAATACAAAACCTATTGCTATAGGCGGAAAGAATACAAAATCAAGAAAGTCTACATCAAAAAATACAACAAAGAAAATTAGGTAATTTGAATAAAAAATATAATACAATATATATTTTTTATTATGTGATATGGTGTGTTTTAATTATGTGATATGGTGTGTTTTAATTATGTGATATGGTGTGTTTTAATTATGTGATACATTTATTTTTTAGTTTTCTTGTAGAAGGTGGGCTTTCCTGTCTTGAATTCACCAATTTGGTCGCCTATATCCTCATCATCTGTAATAGCGTAAATTGGTCCATCAGTTTCATTTGAGGTGTAGTATGACTTATTTTTAATAGTAATTTCGTAAACTTCCTCCTCTTCCTCTTCGGATTCCTCAACTTCAACCTCTTCCTCCTCCTCTTCCGCAGATTCCTCAACTTCAACCTCTTCCTCCTCCTCTTCCGCAGATTCCTCAACCTCTTCGGATTCCTCAACTTCAACCTCTTCCTCCTCCTCTTCGGATTCCTCAACTTCAACCTCTTCCTCCTCCTCTTCGGATTCCTCAACTTCAACCTCTTCCTCTTCAGCAGATTCCTCAACTTCAACCTCTTCCTCCTCCTCTTCGGATTCCTCAACTTCAACCTC